TATTCCTATGAAGAGTACTAATAAGATTATTAATAACCTTCAAAAGTGGTTTGAGTCTAAGTATGATTTAATGGAAGGGAGCCGTAACAAGTCACTGTTTGCCTTTGCCTCTGCATTTAATCGGTACGGTATTAACCAGGTAGAGTGTGAACAATATATCTTAAATAAATATTCAGCAACTTTAGATCGTGATGAGCTTCTTAATTGTATTAAGTCGGGCTATAGAGATAAAGGAGATTTTGGTACTGCTCAATTTGAAGATAAGGAGATTGTTGAATATGTTAAAAAAGAGATTAAGTCAGGACAAACTAAGAAGGCAACTAAGGCAAAGCTAAAGGATTATTCTACAGATGAGGTAGAGATGATTATTGACAAAGCAGAAAGCGAACTAAAGAACTTTTGGCGTAAAGATGATAAAGGTAGGGTTTCTGTTAGTCCATCTTTGTACAGGGACTTTTTAGCTGACAATGGTTTCTTTAAGTATTACAACAGTGAGCTTAGTTATCTATTCATTAAGATTGAGAATAACTTTGTAAGAGAGATAAATGAGGATAGGATAAAGGACTTTATACTTCATTACATCGACACCCAAAAGGATAATGTTGTATTTGATTACATTAGCTCTACTACTAGACTATTTAAAAAGGACTTCTTAAACTACATTAAAGATAAAGAGGTAGAATTTATTAGAGATACTAAAGATAAAGGATATTTGTTTTATCAAAATTGCCTTGTAGAGATTACAGCTGAGGGGGTAGAACAAAAGCAATATGTAGATTTTACTCAGCATGTTTGGGAAAAACAAGTAATAAAAAGAAACTTTAACCTATCAAGCTCAGATTGTGACTTCAAAACTTTTATAAAGAATATATCTAAAACTGAGGATAGGTACAATTCGTTTCAATCGGTTATAGGTTATATGTTACACACTTATAAAACTCCTTACTTTAGTCCTGCAATTATTTTAAATGATGAGGATATAAGCGACAACCCACAAGGCGGTACAGGTAAGGGTTTGATAGTCGAAGCTCTTAGTCAATTTAAGAATAGCTGCACGATCAATGGTAAAAACTTTGACCCTTCAAAAGACTTTGCTTTTCAGCGTGTTAGTATTGATACTCAAGTTTTGGTATTTGATGATGTCCAAGAGAACTTCGATTTTGAAAAACTATTTAGTATTGTAACCGATGGTATGCCGATTAATAAGAAGAACAAAGATGAATTTTTTATTGATAAGGACCGTACCCCAAAGATTATCATACCAACCAATTACATATTGAAAGGTGAAGGTAACAGCCATGAGCGTAGAAGGTTTGAAATAGAGCTAAACAATCACTATAATAAGAAGTTTACACCATGGCACGAATTCAAGCGTAATTTTTTCTATGATTGGGACTCCGAAGAGTGGGCCAAGTTTGATAACTTTATGATTGAGTGTATACAGCACTTCTTAATCAATGGCTTAGTATCTTACAATTCAGTTAACTTAGATGAAAAACGATTAGTAAGTGAATTAGGTCACGATTTTTATACCTGGATAACTGAGCACATTAAATTTAATGAGCGTATTCACTTTAAAGATATCTATGAGAATTTTACTAATGATTATACTCACCACCGTAAATGGTCTCAAAAGTATACAACGGTAAGGCTTAATAAATATGCTAACTACCTTGTTAAGATAGGAGCTTGTCAATCTATTGTAAGAGGTAAGACTAATCAAAGTAAAGAGTATATTGAACTAATTAAAGTAACGGCACCCCTTGCAGCTTCAGTTGACATTTGGGACCAAATAGAAGCTAAAGTAATATGAACAAAGAAAGTAAAGAAAGGTTAAAGACAGCGGAGCTTGCTTACCTGATAAAGAAATACCCTTCGGTGCCTATTCCTATGATACCATTAACGAAGTACGAGGATAAGACAGCTAATGGATTGACTAAATGTATTGTTGAATTTTTAAACTACTCTAAATGTCAAGCTGAAAGGATTAGCACTACTGGACTATTTCGCAACGGCAAATGGACCAAAGGAAGCGGAACCAAAGGGAGTGCAGACATCTCAGCTACTATTCAAGGCCGTTCAGTTAAGATTGAGGTTAAGATTGGTAAGGATAGGCAAAGTGAGGACCAAAAGAAATACCAACGATCAATAGAAGATTGTGGGGGTGTTTATATAATTGCAAAGAATTTTGATGATTTTATCGTATGGTACGATAATTTTTGTATATTTGTTAATAAATAATTAAAACAAACGCTATGAGTACAAAGAAAGTGGCTGAAGCCATTGAAGAAGTAGACATGTCTGCTATGCCGTTTTATGTGAGACTACATAAAGCAAAACAATTAATCGGTAAGGTGCATAAGAATGCAATCAATCCACATTTTAAAAAGAATTATGCTGACATTAATAGTATCTTAGATACTGTTGAGCCTATCTTACTACAGCACGATCTATTATTACTGCAACCCATTAAGGATAATGTAGTAGTTAGTCAAATAATTGACATTCACTCTGGTGATTTAGTTGAAAGTTATATGACTTTACCTGCTATTACTGACCCTCAAAAGGTTCTAAGTGCTGTGACTTACTTTAGAAGAGGTACACTTCAAAGTTTACTATCTCTTCAGGCAGTTGATGATGATGGAAGCACAGCTGCAAGCACTAAGCCTTCTATTGATAACAAAAGATTTGAAGAAGCAGTACAAGCTATCAATGATAACAAGTATACTGTTGCTAAACTAAAGGCTAGTTTTGAATTAACTGATTTACAAACTAAAGCTTTACTATTGTTATGAAAATTAGATGCTCACAAATAGGCAAAATAATGACTTCCTCTAAGACTAAAGGGGAAGCATTAAGCCAAACTACTAAGACTTACATTCAAAGTTTAGTACTAAAAGAAAAGTACGGTATTCGTAAAGAATTTAGCTCTAAATATACTGACAAGGGTAACCAGTGCGAAGATGGCTGTTTAGGTTTGGTAATGGATGTATTGCAAACTGAATTTTTATACAAGAACGAAGAGAACTTTACCAATGATTGGCTAACAGGTACTCCCGATGTGGTAACCGATAAGTATTTAATTGATGTAAAAAATTCGTGGAGTGCTTCTACCTTCCCTTGGTTCGATACTGAGTGCCCTAACAAAGATTACTTTTACCAATTACAAGGTTATATGTTTTTAACGAATAAAGAAGAGGCTATGCTTTGTTACTGCTTGTCTAATACTCCTATAGATATTGTACAGGATGAGATTAGAAGAGAGCACTATAGACTTAAGCTAATGGAAGACGATATTGATATCATTGACCAGGTACAAAAACAGCATAACTTTGATCATATACCTGATAACAAAAGAGTAAAGGTTTACACAATCAAAAGAGATAATGAAGTAATAGAACAAATTAAAGCAAAGGTGGAACTTTGTAGAGATTACTTTAACCAACTAATTGAAACGATATGAAAGAATATATAAAATGCAGTATTGATATAAATGGAATGCGTGGAAGTATTGAGTTTAGAAAAGATGAATTACTCATGGAATTTAAAGCAGCCCATTTTTATACAAATAATAACAATAATAAATATTTTTTAACAATAAGAGAATATATAAGATGGAAAATTATACAAGATATTTATAATAGTAGAAAATTTAAAGAATTAAAAAAAATTGGATTATGATTATATTACTAACAATACTGCTCACTCCCGCAATAGTTTGGGGTTGGGTTTGTTCAATAGCTTATTTATTAAACCTTAAAAACAATTAACAATGGAAACAAAAAAAGTAACAATTGAAGATGTGGTAAAGAACAATGCTTATTGTCCTATTTCCATAGATGTATTCCCAAACTTAATGGGAATCAATTTAGTAAGTGTAGATTCAGTTGAGTATACAAAACAAACAGATGGACAATTAGTGTCTATGACAGTTAATTTTATCCCTAACAACTAAATAATATTAAAAATGAAAGTAAAATTAATTAACAGTTATAAAGAATGGAATGTAATTTCTATTACTCCAATGATAGCAATAGACTTTGAAGATAAGTGTATTAGAATTGCATTTTTTATGTGTCATTTTGAAGTAACAATTAAATAAATATAAAATGGAAACAAAAAACAACAGCGGTGCTATCTTTAAAAATGATAATAAGAAGTCCGAAAACCACCCTGATTACAAAGGTAAGGTAAATGTAAACGGCAAAGATATGGAGATAGCGTTATGGCTTAAAGAGTCCTCAAAGGGTACAAAGTATTTCAGTGCTTCTTTTAGTGAACCTTATGTAAAGCCTGAAGATAATGTGCCACCACTTAGCTCAGTAGTTGAAACCGATGATTTACCGTTTTAATTAAAATTAGCCCTACATGTTTTATGTGGGGTTTTTTGTTATATTTACACTATGGAACTAATATTAATTATATCAATGGCTTGGTGGTTAGTAAACTTTGAGCCATTACAGCTAGCAATAGATGCAATATTTAACAAGCTACCTGTTGACAATTTAACCGTCTTTACCCATGCAGCTTTAGGGTGTTGGAAGTGTTGGAGCTTTTGGTTAACTATATTTATTACATTAGATTTTAGCCTTGCTTGCTTTGCTGCATTACTTACCTTTATTTTAGACTTATGTTTGAACAAACTGAAATAGACTTAATAGCGTCTATATTTGAAACTGAGGAACTTGTTAGGACCGCAAAGGTTAATCTAAACAAATTAGCTAAGATAAAAGAGAAATATACAGGCGTCAAAGAAAAGGATTGTTTCTGCTCTAGTGTAAGACGAAAAATATGGTTTAAAGGGTTTAAATTATGGTATGAAAGCAATACTTGATAAATACATAACTGAGAATTACGCTGAAGTTAGGACTTACACTAATTACTTCCTTGTGCGGTTCAAATCTTTTATAGATGCTGACACCGTAATAAACAATTCTTATATTCATGTGGTAAACATTAACGACCCATTACCAACAATTGAAAAGACGAAGAGCTATTTATTTAAT